GCCGCTTTAGCGTCACGACCCAAGCAAGCAGGCAAACCAATGATGGTAGTAGTCAGTCGCTAAACTATTTCTGGTACTGCTCTGGGCGTTGTCGGGATGAGCAGGGCAGTACCACACACACCCGGCAAAAAGTGGCATACTACCGCTATGGGTATTTTCAATAAGCCAGTAACCAAAGCTGCTATCTCAACACCATCTGTGCAGGCCGCTGTTGGATATGCGCCAGCAGGCATCAGCAAAAACCCGATAGACAACTTCTATAACTACCAAGAAGGTGCAGCGCGTCAGCGTGCCATGACCATCGCTACCGTGTCTCGATCACGTGACTTGCTGGCTTCTGTCATTGGTTGTATGCCACTCAAGATGTACGGCGAAGTATTTGATGATGCTTCTGGCGAGATGGAAGAAATCCCACTGGCACCTAGGTCGTGGCTACGCCAACCAGACCCAGCCGTAACTTTCAACTTCCTGATGGCGTGGACTCTTGACGATTTGCTGTTCTATGGTCGTGCATTTTGGTACATCACAGAACGCACACAAGACGGTTTTCCTAGCAAGTTTCAGCGTTTGCCTGCAGGTTCTATAACAACTTTGGATGAGCAAGGCCCAGTGTTCTTTCACCCGTCAAAGTCCATCAGCTTTGCTGGCAATGATCTTGATTATCGCAACATTGTGCAATTCCTTAGCCCTATTCAAGGCATCGTTTACAGCTCAGAGCAGACCATTAACACAGCCCTAAAGGTTGAGCAGAGCCGTTTTAAGAATGCACAAAGCAGCCTGCCTAGTGGCGTATTAAAACAAACTGGTGGCGAACCGTTGAGCGCTCAGGAACTTTCAGAGATTGGCGCAGCGTTTCAAGAGGCTCGATTGACTAGCCAGACCGCTGTGCTTAACGAGTTCTTGACCTATGAGGCCAGCACTGCTACGCCAGACAAGATGCTGATGATTGAGTCAGCCCAATACAGCGCCTTAGATTTGGCACGCCTATGTGGTGTTCCCCCCTACCTAGTAGGCGTGTCCACTGGCGCTTATGCCTACACCAGCAGTGAGCAATCACGCGCTGATCTATACATCTTTGGTGTCAAGCCATACGCCGATTGCATAGCCTCAACACTGTCAATGAATAACGTTCTCCCACGCGGAACCTATGTAAAGTTTGATACAGATAGTTACCTAGAAGAAAACTATGTAGCCGACAAAATGCCCGACACCGAACCACAAGAAAATACACAGGAGTCCCTAGCATGATGCGTTTTACCAGTTCCACATTCAGCGTAGATGCCGCACAAGACGGCAGCCCTAAGCGCACCATCACTGGCATTGCATTGCCTTACAACGTTGAGGCCACGGTCTCTGGTGGTCAGGTTGTCAGCTTCATGCCCGGCTCACTGCCCACAGATGGCAAAGCCCCCAAGCTCTACATGAGCCACGACTCAACCCAAGCCATCGGCCTTGTGACCGAGCGTGCCGACAGCCCAGAAGCCATGTATTTCACAGCCAAAGTTTCAACCACAGCCCTTGGCGATGAAGCTTTAGTCTTGGCAGCCGATGGCGTACTGGACTCAGTTTCAGTAGGCGTAAACCCCACCAAGTTTTCGTACAACGAAGATGGCGTAATGATCGTGGAAGCAGCCGACTGGATGGAGTTGTCACTTGTGCCACAACCAGCATTCAGTGGTGCTACCATCACAGATGTTGCAGCGAGTATCCCCACATCAGAGGATGATTTGAGCAATAATACAGAAACGGCACCCGATGAGCCTGAAGTTACAGAACCACAGGAGAACCCAGTGTCAGAAACACCAGCCCCAGAAGTAATCCAAGCATCAGCTCTTTTCGCACAGCCAAAACGGAAGTTTGCTATGCCATCAGCAGGCGAGTACTTGGCAGCAATGCACGCAGGTGGCGACACTTTCGCCAATGTCAATGCTGCATACAAAGAAGCAGTACGCGATCAGCAAACAGCGCTTCAAGCAGCAGCTGGTGACGTTCTCACAACTGATACGCCGGGACTTTTGCCAGTGCCAGTTCTTGGGCCATTGTTCCAAGACCTCAACTTTGTACGACCAGTAGTTAGCGCTTTTGGTGCTCGCTCAATGCCGAACACACCAAGCAAGACTTTTGTACGCCCAACAATCACGACTCACACCAGTGCAGCAACACAGACCGAAGGCAGCGCAGTAAGCGCCACCACAATGGTCATTGCTTCTAACACAGTTACGAAAGCAACTGTCGCTGGCCAAGTCACATTGACAATGCAGGACATGGACTTCACAGACCCTGCAGCAATGAACCTCATCCTTAATGACCTTGCTGGTGAGTACCTCATCGCTACGGACAACATTGCAGCTGACGCTTTGGTAGCTGGTAAAACAGCATCAGGCTCAACATGGACTGTTACCGCTGGTGACCCAACATCACTGATTAACTCTTTGTATGACGCAGCACGCGAAATTGCAGAGGACAGCAACTACTTCCCAACTCACTTGTGCGTGTCACCAGATGTATGGGAAAAATTGGGCGCACAGCTCGATGCAAACAAGCGCCCAGTTCTTGGCTACACCACAAACGGTGTTCTTGGTCAGAACTCGCTTGGACGCGTTGGCGGTCTTGGTTACAACTCAATGGATGTCATGGGCCTTACGCTTGTTGTGGATAACAACTTTGCTTCAGGCACAATGCTTGTTACCTACGCACCGGGCTTTGAGATTTACGAAGCACAGCAAGGCGTTCTCAGTATTGCGAACCCAAGCACATTGAGCCGCACGTTCTCTTACTACGGCTACTTCTCAACTTTTGTTGCTAAGTCCAGCTTCATTCAGGGCATCGTAATCGCCTAGTCAGAAAGGCGGCTACCGCCGATGGCTACATACACAGTCACTTTCAAGCAACTGCTAGACAACTATGCAGTGCTACAAACACTGACCGACACTGAAATAGAGGTGGGGCAATCCATCACTGTTGCCAGTGTTGCTGCACCTTTCAACGGCACCTTTGTTGTCTATGCCCTGCCCAAGTATGAGTACATCGGCATAGACACTGAGGGCGACCTGCTCTTTAACAGCAATGTGAGCATCCCTAATCAGGTGCTGTTTGCTTGTACCGGCACAGACGTTGAACGCACAGCAAGCGCTACTGGCACGATTACCTACACGCAGAACTGCACGTGGCTTACCACGGCCCAGTTGATCACATACCTTGGCGTAGATATCACTAACCCCAGCGATGACTACACCTTGGCTACACAGGCCGCTAATGCATCTAGTGATTTCTGCTATAGGCGTAGGCAAGAGTCTGGCTACTTTGACAGCTTGACAACTTCGCCGGGCCACGATGCCACCCTTGGCACGCTCATGTATGCAGCTGCACTTTGGCGTTCTCGTGGCTCTGTGCAGGACACCTTTGCCACATTCGATGGCATGGGACAAGCGCCCGTCAGTGCCATGACACCGATGATTAAACAGCTGTTGGGCATAGACCGCCCACAGGTCGCCTAATGCCTGCCACAGGGCTTCTCAACGAGGCTATGGCCGACCTGAAAGCCACACTGACAGCAGTAACAGGCTTACGGGTAATTAACGACCCCACCAAGATTGTCCCTAACTGTGTCTATCTTGACGCCCCAAGTTTTGAGACAATCGCTGGTGGTGGAAACATCATCCGCGTAACCATCCCAGTACGTGTCATTGGCAGTGGCCCAGCTGGGCTACCAGTCCTGCAGAACATCCTTAGCATCGTTGCTACAGTCCTAGGCTCGTCAGTTGTAATCATGGCAGGGCAACCATCCATGCTTGACATTGGCGGCCAGATGTTCCCTGCCTACGATTTACAAATGGCTATGCAGGCACAAACCTCATGACATACACAACTGCAGTAGTATTATCTGCTAGAACTATAAACAAGTACGGCACCCGGCACCGTTTGACACAGGAGAACCAACGTGGCCACAAGCACTTACCTCACTAACCCAACCGTAAACCTTGCGCCTACCACTGGTGGTGCAGCTGTTGATTTGACTGACCAGTGCCGTAGCGCCACTATCACACTTGGCGTGGACAGTCTCGAAAGCACTGCTTTTGGTGACACTGGCCATCGTTTTGTGCCAGGCTTGCAGACCGTATCGGTAGAGCTTGAAATGTATCTCAGCTATGGCACTAGTGAGGTTGAAGCCACATTGTTCGCCAATCTCGGCACAGGTACTACACAGTTAGTCATCTCGCCATCAGGCACGACAGAGTCAGCGTCTAACCCTGAGTTCACAATCATCAATATGCAGCTGGTGGACTACACACCAATTACTGGCGCTGTTGGCGAACTGTCAATGATTACCGCGTCATTTATTGGCGGCACCTATGCGCGAGATATCACAACCCCTTAACTAAAGGAACCCGACATGAAACTAACCCTCAAGGTGGACACGGGCGAAGGCCCGTACGAAGTCACGACCAGCCTGTACGTCATTGTGCAGTGGGAACGCAAATACAAGCGCAAGTCAAGCACCATCGGCGAGCAAGGCATAAGCATTGAGGACTTGGCTTTTATGGCTTATGAGTCATCCAAAGTTGCTGGCATCACAGTGCCCGTAGTGCTTGACGATTTTATTAAGCGCTTGGTGACTTTGGAAGTGGTAGATAATGACCCGGCAAACCCTACCCAAGCGGAACCTACCGCCATTCCCTAGCCAGTGTCTTAGTAGCAGTCGGGTGGTGGCCACCTGCTGTAGAGTTTGACATAGCTGATCTAAACACCACGATTAAGCTGTTAAACGAAAGCCGAAAGCCATGAGCCTTGCCACCAGTGTAGAAATTACAGGTCTCAAGCAAGCCATGACCGAACTTGGCAAGATGGACAAGTCAGCAAGGTTTAAGGCTGCAGCCAAAATAAAGGCCAGTAGCCCTGAATTGTTAGACAATGTGCGCAAGCAGTTCCCATCAGAAATTGGTGTCACAAAGATTCACGGCTGGGCACCAAGCAAAAAGGGTGGCAGCAGACTGGCTTACGACAAAGCAAAAGTGGACAAAGGCGTACAGATTGTTATTGGTGGTAGAGCTCGCCCGGGTGTGACCCCACTTGTGACGCTGGTGCAAAAAGATGCAGCTGGCGCTTTGTTCTCTATGGCTGGCAACGCTGGTGGCGTAGGGCAATTTAGTAAACTGCTGCACGATGTGTTTGGTAGGCCTCAGCGTGGCTTGTGGCGATCACGTGCTTTTATTCAAGAGCAAGGCACAGCCGACATTATGAAAGCCGTAGATGAAGTCATCGCTGATGCGAACCGTGCACTACAAGAAAGAATGGCTGCCTAATGGCTGTATATCTACCAATCGTTACTCAATTCAATAACAAGGGATTGAAGGAAGCCGAGAAGGGCTTTAAGGATTTAGAAGGCGCACAAGCTAAAGCGAAGTATGCGCTAGGCAAAGCCAATAAGTACGCTGCCGTTGCTCTTGGTGGTTTAGTTGCTGGTCTTGGTGACGCTGTTAAAGGGGCTATGGAAGATGAGCAAGCACAGGCAATGCTGGCACGCCAACTGCAAAAAACCACTGCAGCCACTGACGCACAAATTGCTGGTGTTGAGTCCTACATAACCCAGCAGGGCAAACTTAAAGGCGTTACAGATGATGAGCTACGCCCAGCATTGGCTGGGCTGGTACGCGCCACTATGGACATTGACGAAGCACAAAAGGCCGCCAATCTTTCTATGGACATTGCAGCTGCTAAAGGCATCAGCCTTGAGACAGTGACTAAAGCAATGGAAAAGGCATATGGCGGCAACATGACTGCTCTAGCGAAACTGTCACCGGAGCTACGCCAGATGATTAAAGACGGCGCATCGATGGAAGAAGTCATGGCTGAAATGGCTGTTACTTTTGGTGGTGCAGCTACTGACTCTGCTAACACTGCGGCTGGCTCTATGAAGCGTTTAGGTGTTGCCCTTGGTGAGGCTAAGGAAGGTGTGGGCGCTGCACTGTTGCCAATTCTTGAAAAAGCTTTACCAGTCCTGCAGAAGTTTGCTACTTGGGCACAAGAAAACCCAACACTAATTACAGCTGTTGCGGCTGCTTTCGGTGTGATGGCTGCCAGCATCGTTTTGGTCAATGCGGCTA